GACAACTCAAGCATCTAACGCTTCAACCAGTGCGAGCAACGCTTCAACGAGCGCCAGCAATGCAGCAACCAGTGAGACTAACGCAGCGGCGAGCGCATCAACGGCTACTACTCAGGCGACTGCTGCTAGCTCCTCTGCTAGTGCTGCATCAACCAGCGCATCTAATGCCTCTAACTCTGCTGCTGCTGCAAGTTCTTCAGCAAGTGCTGCTTCCACCAGCGCATCCAATGCTTCGACATCTGCGGCTGCTGCGTTGGTAAGCGAAAACAACTCAACGTCCTCAGCGAATGCAAGTGCTGCTAGTGCTGCGGCTGCTGCGGCAATCGTCAACATCTCAAGCGTGACGACGTTCACGAATCCACTTGCTCGCGCGGTACAGGTGTCGATCACTGCCGCTACATCGGCAAGCAACGGCATCCAGCAACTGACGAACGTGCAGAACAATTTCGGCACTGGTAATTTTGCACTTCAGTGGCGCGGCTCAGTGCCTGACTGGACTCCTGCGGCTGACGTCATCCTGCTCAACAAACACGACGGCACGAATGGCTACATCCTCACGCTGTTGACAACGGGCATTCTCCGCACGACGATCAATGGCACGAACTACGACAGCACAGTCGCTACGGGCATGGCTGACGGCTATGTGGCCGTGATTGATGTCGACATCACTCGATCATCTGCTTCTGCTGCCGGGTCTGTTGTGTACACGCTCAACGGGGTTATCTTGGGCGCGTCTGTTGCGATTACTGCCACCGGAGACACGACTACTGAGCTTTTGGCCAACGGCGACTTTGCGACTGATACGGTTTGGACGAAAGGCACTGGTTGGACTATTGCGGCAGGTGTGGCGAGCTTTACTGCAACAGGGTCTGCTGCTGGCCTGTCTCAGCCGATTGCCTTTGTAGCTGGCAGGGTTTATACCGTGACCGTGACACTGACTCGCGTGGCCGGGAGTATTCAGCTTATGCGGTTTGAGGGCGGTACAGCAGTTGGCACCACTACGGTAAGCGCAAGTGGCACTTACACGCAGTATTTAACCGCAGTTACTGGCAACGTCACATTTGTAATTAACGCAGGCTCTACGTTTACCGGGACGGTAGATAACGTCTCTCTCAAATCTATCCTCCTCACAGTAGACAACACCAGCTCCCTTTACGTCTGCGGCACCTCAGCAGTGCGCTCGGCCAGCCAGTGGTTCATCCATCGGCTTTTTAACTTTGCAAAGACCGCTTCTGAAAACTTGACTATGTTCGTTAATGGCGTGCCCGCTGCTTATGTGGGGGCGAGTCAGACTAATGCGGTCTCCAACCCTGACGCAGAGGGGGGTGTAACGACAGGATGGGCCGCGAATAACACTGGCGGGGCAATAGCAGTCAACTCGACCTCCCCGATATCCGGAACATATGACTTTCTGGTGACCTCTGCTGCTGCAAACTATGGGGTTAGGACAGATGTGCTATCTATGGTCACTGGGGCGAAATACAGACTAAAGTTCAAATATAGGGCAGCAGCAGGGAGCTGGAATGTACGGGTCAATAACGGCAATGCCTATAATAACACTGCCGGGTATGGGCCTATTGGCCTGACAGAAGACGGAACGGTTCAAACATTTTCTGTGGAATTTACGGCTTCTGCGGGCGGGGCTGATCTGCACTTTTACGACTCAAGCGCAGGGTCTACGACCTTGTACCTTGATGATGTAAGCTTTGTGCGAATCGGCATCACCTCCGAGCTGCTGGCCCAAAACGCGCAGACCGACAACGGTCAGGTCTTGGACTCATCAGGCAACAAGCAACACGCACTACTGCCAGTAGCCGGTGCCACAGTGCTGCCACAACCCTATAACTTCCAAGTGCGTTGGGCTAATACGTGGGCGGGCACATCCGAGCTACAGTATCTTGCCGGGGTAAATCAGGCTATCCTATCGGCTAACGCCGTTATTGATGAGGTGCTCGCGGAAATATCGGGCACTGCGGTTGACGGGACTCTTGGAGACGGAGTTGACGCGGATCGTTATGCAACTATAGCGGGTAACACTGGGCTTATTACGGGTGCGAACTTCTTGGCGCTTGCCGCTAAAACGACAGACGGAACAAACCGAAAGTTGACTTGGACTCCTAGCGCGGCCTTTACTGGCACGATTAAATTTACTGTTCGCGGATACGTGAGAGACTAACATGGCTGATAAACAGTTCCTCAGTATAGACAATCTACTAGTCCTAAACAGCGCGACTATTCCGGGTGGCGGTGGCGGTGGCAGCGGAACCGTAACCTCTGTCAGTGGTACAGGCACAGTCAACGGCATTACCCTTACTGGGACAGTAACAACCAGCGGCAGTCTAACCCTTGGGGGGACCCTTTCCGGGGTGAGCCTGACTACGCAGGTCTCTGGCACACTGCCTGTAGCCAACGGCGGCTCAGGAGTTACGACTTCTACGGGCACGGGTAATAATGTACTTTCAATCAGCCCTACGCTCACAACCCCTGTGCTGGGCACACCAACATCAGTGACGCTTACAAACGCGACGGGACTACCCACAGCCGGTCTTTTAGACGACGCCGTTACCTACGCCAAGATTCAAAACGTCACTACGGCAAGGCTGCTTGGTAGGGCCACTGCGGGAAGCGGGGACACCGAGGAGATTACCCTTGGTACGAACCTGTCGTTCACTGGCACAACGCTCAACGCTGCAGGTGGCGGCGGAGCCGCGAGTGGCCTTGAATCTGTATTTCTTTTAATGGGAGCATAAACGATGGCTACAGCTTACAAAGTGCTCGGGCAGGTTAACCCCTCCGCGACAACACTCACGACACTTTATACTGTCCCAGCGTCCACCTCATCTGTGGCCTCTACCCTGACAGTTTGCAATCTCGGTGTTACGACTAACGTGCGAGTGGCAGTACGGCCCACTGGAGAGGCGATAGCCAACAAGCACTACCTCCTCTACGATGCGCAAGTGAACCAGTACGATGGGTTGTTTCTGACAATCGGCATCACTCTGGCTACAACCGATGTTGTTTCTGTTTACGCGGGGACGGCTAACGTAGCGTTTTCTCTCAACGGTTCGGAGATCACATGAGCATAACTGCCGCAACAAATCGCGGGCTTAAGACCAAGTACACAAGTACCTCCAACCCGCTTCCAACGTGGACCCGTCCTGTGGACTGGCTGGCGCTGCCTGCTATTGACGCAGCAGATCAAAAGTTCGTGGGCCTGCACGCTATTTACGAGGAGTCTAACTTTCTCGCGCTTTCCGCTGCAGGTAACTACACGGTTGACTGGGGCGATGGGTCTTCACCGGAAAACTTCGCTACGGGCGTAACTGCGGAACACACGTACAGTTACACTAACGTGTTTTTTGATGGCACGCTTACCTCGCGCGGGTATAAGCAAGCCATTGTCACCGTAACCCCGCAGTCTGGGCAGAATCTGACCACCCTGAACCTGCACAAGAAGCACACGCAGACAAATCTTAACGCATACACCAGCGGCTTTATCGATATCGCGGTAGCGGGCACACTGATGACAAGTCTGCTGATCGGCGTGACGGCAGCCGGAGCTGCTGCGCAAGTTATCAACTTTAAAGACCTAGAGCAGGTCAATATCCTTAGTAGTGCTATTACAACCGCTAGCTACCTGTTCTCTGTTTGTTCAAGCCTAGCCAGCGTTTCGGTGAACACGCCTTCGGCAACAGTCTTCACATTCATGTTTAACACTTGTTCAGCGTTACAAACTGTAGCACTACTAAACACCGTAGCGGGAATAACCTTTACCAGCATGTTTGAGGGGTGTTCTTCTCTGCAAACGATACCGTTGATAAATACAGCGGTGGGGGTAACATTTGACAGGATGTTCTTTGGCTGCTCGTCTCTACAGACTATCCCGCTGCTAAATCTAGCTACGGGAACAAGCTTTAATAGCATGCTGCGATCTTGTTCTTCGCTGAAAGCTGTCCCGGCGCTAAACATGCCTTTAGGTATAACTTTTACCAGCATGTTCGAGGACTCTATTTCTCTGCAAACCGTATCGCTGATGAATGTAGCTGCGGGTACGGCTTTTGGTAGCATGTTCCGAGGCTGTCTCTCTCTGCAAACGATACCGCAGCTAAACACCGCTTCTGGTACGACGTTTAGTCAAATGTTTCAGAACTGTTCTTCTCTGCAGACTATCCCGCTGCTAAATACGGGGGCGGGCACAACTTTTAGTAACATGTTCGGGGCCTGCACGTCCCTGTCCGCAGTGCCGCTGCTAAACGTGGCGGCGGCTAGCACCCTCGATATGTTCGCTACTTGCCCTTCACTTCAAAACGCAACAACGTCCGGTGGGCGACGCGCCATATCCTACGCTTCAGCAAAGTTGTCCCAAGCGGGCTTAGAGTCTGTGTTCGCAGGGCTGGGAACCTCGAATACGCAGGGGTTGGTTATAACAGTGTCTACGAACTGGGGCGCGGTCACTCCGGTGGCGTTGTCCGGTACGACGACCGCTGGCAGCACTGTAGTTACTATGGCGAGCACCACGGGCATTACTACCGGCATGCAGGTAACGGGAGTTGGTACGCCGTCAACTACAGCAATAGCCGTGACCACCACCGATGCTGGGGACACGGTGAACTTAGTGGCGCACGGGCTGTCAGACAATGATGAAGTTTCGTTTGCGACTATCGTTACAACAACCGGCATAGTAATCAACACGATTTACTTTGTGGTGGGCGCTACGGCGAACGCTTTCCAAGTCGCTGCAACGCTGGGTGGGTCAGCACTTGTCCTAACAACAAACGGCAGCGGAACCCTGCGCTACAAAGCCACCGTGGCATCTATTGTTGCGGGTGTTAGCGTTACGTTAAGCCGACCGGCGACATCTAGCGGCACTAACACGCTGTCGTACCGCAACCTAAAAACCAACATTGCGTTGCTCAAGGGCTACGCTGTCACGGGGTAACCACCATGCCTTTTTACAAAGTTGAAGACGACAAGCTGATCTTAGCTGACAATATCGAGGGGCTGGATTACAGCCTGAATGAAGCGAGTCACGGCGAGTACAGATACCCTATCTCAGACTGGTATTGGTATACTAATACTGAGGCGGCTATATTAGCTACTGGGAAAACACCGGAGTAATTGATGATTACAGTTATGGTAGGGCAGTCAAGCGTAGATTGTTACTCGGGCGACATCGTTAACAACGCGCTAAACACCAGTGTCGGCGTAGTGCCATTTGAATGGAGCACCGGCTTCCAGGTAACGCAGGCAATTGATGCGATTGCAGCGTACCTTGCAGGCACTCCAGTTCCGGTTACCTCAACGGGAATAGGTTGGCTTATTGATCTGCCAAGCGCAACGCACCCCCAGGCCGAGATCAAGGAAATTGATTTTGTGGTTAACTTAATTAACTTTTGCTGGCGCGGATCTGACTACAACGGAGACTGCGGCGTAACGTTTACGTTTACAGTAGATACTACGCCGTCAGAAGTTGCTGCCGCTATTGTTGCGCTGGTGAGTTGATTAGATGTGAGTGTCCACAATCAAGCCCTTCTCGGTTTCTAGCAGGTACTGCGCGGCCTGAGATTCGGTTTTCTTGCTGTGCGTCTTGCACCATCCGACCGACCGTTTGGCTTCTGCGCCTTTAGCGCAACACCATGCGTTGAATTTCTTTAACCGTAAATTCCCGGCGTTGTTAAAGTGTGTACACCCTTTGCAGTGCTCGGGCTTCATGATTGCTCCTTGTCGATGATGGCGCGGAGTGTTAGAAACGTTTCTTCATCTGCTGCGAATGGAGATGCTTCAGCGCAATACTGCAAGCGCTCCAGCAGCTCCACACTCACAACCCTGTGCGTGTCGGGGATGGCGTAAACCTGATGCACGCCGTCAGGCAAATCCACGCGCATTTGCAGTTCAATATTTTCCATCCCTGCCGCCCCTCGCCAATGCGAAACGCAGATTGATGCCACCGGCTTCAGCTCATTCATTATTTTTCTCCTTGCTCGCGGTGATCATGGTAGATAGCGCGGCCAGCATTGCATCGGCTAAATTTACAGCATCTAGGGCGAGATGCTCATGCCGACTATAACCCTTTCTTAAACACAGGGACTGCATCGCCGCCATTGCGAACTGTTCGCGCTTTGTCAGATCATTCATTATTTTTCTCCTTGCTCGCAGTGATCATGGCATTCCTGCAATCGTTCCATCCGTCTGTATAAAGCTTTCCGTCTCTGCCGGTTGCCTGATTCCACTCCTTAGCCCCCGCATCTTTTGCTCTCGCGTGACCGGCCATCCATGCGCGAAGGTCTGATTCTTTTATTGCAATCGACGGCTCTCGTCCGGGGCACCCACCATGTACGTCAAACCCGTGCAGCTTAATCAATTTTTCAACGTTCATTGTGCATCTCCCGAAAAAGATTATGCAGGCTTTCGTCGTGGCGACCCGAGTCGTATCCTCGCATAAATGTGCTAAGTTGCTTCTCATATGCCGGGCTTCCGTTGCGCCCCCTGATAGTCAATATATCGATACACAACCAAATTCGATTGATTAGTGTCAGCTTCACTTTCCACTCTCCTTGCTCGCGGTGAGCGTGTTATATGCCGCTAACAGCTCGCCGGGAGAATCAAACCCTGCCGCCTTAATAGCGTTATAGTCTGCGCGGTGCATTTCCAGTTCGGTCGGCTGCGATGATGCAACCGGCTCCGATAGGGCGGCTTTGCATAGCTCAATCGTTTCTCTTGCCACATTAGGCATCGTTACATATTTCAGGCAGTACTCAATTCGCGTAAATAATTCTTTGTTCATACACGCTCCTGCGCTGCGCTCTCGCCTGCCAGTGCGAAGTAAGCTGCACCATCCTCATATGAGTCGGATCGGTATCTGCCAGCCTGTGCCCGGACCATCTTCAAGCAGGTCATGAACAGCCATCCTTGCTCGTCGGTCAGCCCGTGCCCTGTTAGGATATTGAACATCGACACGGTCTTGCCTATGCTTCTTTCGCCGCCCTGCTGGTCATACGTCGCTGCACGTTCTTGCATGTGCTGCGCTGCTGTTTGGAGTATATCGGGAGCTGTAACTGGTTTCATTTCTCGGCTCCTTTTATCCCGTTCCGACAAATACCCATAGGCGACAGCGTCATGCCGGAAGCACCCCTTGCAACCTCCGTAATCTTTTTACCGGGAGTGGCGAGAAACTTCGCTATCTTGTCGGCAAGTATTGACGGGTCGGCTTTCTTTGGCTGTGTCGTTGTCTCCGACAGTTTTCTAAAATAATCTTTTGAATGCACGGTGTAGTCCTCGTTGAATTTCATTTTACGCCTTTGTAAAAAATATGGTCGTTGATCTTTGCCACAACATTTTCACTTTGCGCCCAAAATGGGGCAGATTCGGCTCTGTGATAATGCGTGGCCCCGCCAGTAGGGTCTGGCAAAAAGTTTACTGCTGTCAAAATCGTAATGATGACTGCTCTGGCGTATGCGTCTTGGTCGTAAATATCCTCGCGCAGTCCGTCACACATGAAAGAAAACTGGCATTTTTTTCTGCGCTGTTCGTCCTCATGCACAACGTCGCAAGCAGTACTCGGGTAGCCATCTGATGCGGTGCGGTTATAAATAACCCACGCTACTGCTGCTTGGCCCTCTATCGGTTCGCTCCGGGCCTCGAAATAAATTGCTGATGCTACGCAAAGAATTGCAGCCATCATAACTGCGAATCCTGCGCCGTGGCGTTTAGCGCCGCAATTATTGCGTCTGCCGTCACGCCCTCGCTCATTGACATTGTAGCCAGCAGCACGTCGATTATCTGGCTCTTGCTTATCTTTGCCTCTTGAGACTCGCGCTTCAGAAAAAGCCACTCTACAATGTCATCCACCCGGATAACGAGCGGCGCGGATAGCTGTGTGCTTGTCGGAAAAGCTTTCTCATCGATGAGTTGTTGCAGCGTCAAAAGTTTCATTTGATGGCATCCCATTCTAAGGTTTTTTTGTATGGAACATCTGAAAGCCGACGATAAGAGTCTGGCTGTTCTGTGCTTGAGTACGGGTATCGGTAACCCGCTTCGCTGTCGATAATCGCCTGCATCGGGTGCGGCTTGTCGGAAATCCGCTTTATGTCTTTTGAGAAGAATCTCAGCATCGCACACCTCTGAAAAAATACTCAGGTGAGCCGAGCACATCTGGCCCGTCGCAATCTGGCTCAAGCTCATCGAGCGCCTTTTCAATCAAGGCGTGTATTTCTCTATCTGCCGAAGCTGTCAGCATATGCGCCGGTAGTTCCTCGTAAACCTTCCCCTTGCTGTCGAGCACATACAGGCAATCTAAATCCCAGTCGCCATCTGCATAGCTGCTGATCTCAGCAGCAAGGTCGATGCTGTAAAAAGTGATCTTTATCATAGGACCACCATTATCCCGATCAGCACTGCCAGCAGGCAGCATCCAATCATTGCAAGAGCTTCTTTCATGCTGCCACCTCGCAAGCCGACAGATTCTTGGTCAGGCCAAGCTGCTGTTTTGCAAAGTAGCCGACCGAATACTCTTGACGCTTTGCGCCAGTGCGCGAGGCGTAGCCGGTTGATCCGTTGCCACCAATATCAATGACTTCGATGACTTTTGCGCGCTTTGGTGACATCAGCTCAACGCGAGCTGTTATCAGCTCAGAGCGCCATCCGGCGGCAGTTTTGACTGAGGATGTGTATTTTATTAACATTTCTTTTTCCTTGGTTGATGGCCGTCCGTGGCCGTTGTTTTTAGTAAATTCCAAACTCTGACTCAACAGCAATCAGCACGTCATTGCTGACTTTGTAAAATTCAGAGACTTGATGTGATTCATTCAGCCAGCTTATAACGTCTTTTTCATTATCACTTACAATCCAGTTTCCGCCTTTTGGCAGGTCATCAAGACCGCAGGATACGCAACCTTCGATTGAGTTGGCGTAAAAAGTTTTGTAATTTTTCATTTTCATTTTCCTGTTTGTCGGCCTGCTGAATTGCGGCCATGTGTGTACAATACTCAAACTGTTTTACGTTGTAAACAACTATTTTACATTATCTTGATCTTTTTTAGCGAAGCACCCAAGAATGACCACCCCGAACAGTTCGGTTTTGTTGCGGTGCCAGTTCGTCAGGGTCTGGCGGCTGACGCCGGTCATTCGGGAAACGTCCGCCAGACTTTTGACGCCTGACGTTTTTGCCCATGCTGATGCTGTGCTTTTATCAATTCTCATAAATTTGCTCCGAGTCCGTTGATTACAAAAAATTCCACATCCACCGCTGCCGGGAGAATTCCCGACACCGCCAAACCGTCTGGACCGTAAAGCATCCAGCCGCGCATCGTGTTCTTGAGCGTGTAGACCTTATTGCCTACCGCGATTTCCTGCCCGTCCGCGACGTGCCCCTTCATCGCCGTGAAGCCCTGCGCTGTTGTTCTCATCCCCATACCCTCTCGATTTCCTCGATGCAAATCCGAATCATGTCTTCCGTCGGCGTGGTCGGCGGGTTTGAAAACACCGACGCAACCCCGACCGTGTCAACCCCGTAAAACCACACATAGCCATCGCCCCGGATGGCCTCGATGTCGAGCTTTTGGAATCGCTGCCTGATTGCTTTATTGACCTGCGCCATGTTTGCCATAGTCTTAGCCTCGATGTGATTGCACAAAAACATATCCATCTTTCGTTCCGCCAGCGACCCAGTGCGCCTCGAACGCTTCGGCTGTCCATCCAAGTTTGCGAGCCAAGGCTTCAGCCGCCTTGGCGTGGCAATCTACGCCAGAGAGCTCATGGGGGTAGCCGATGAACACTTTGATGCCGCTGGCTGAGGTTGCGCTGATGCGCGAACCCTTGGTGTTGGTCGGGCCGTGGTACTTGGTCTGAATTGCTTGGCGTGCGATCATTTTATTCCCCTGTGTTCCGCTTATGTTTATGGACAAACCTTGACAACAAAATACCCTTCAACTTTCTGATCGAGCAGGTGCTGCTTGAGCCATTTCTTCGCGTCCGTCAGCGTCATGCTGTACGGTGCAAAAATCTCGGTGCTGCGCCCTTCTTGGAACGCCCAGCTCCCGAAGCCTTTCGGTTTGCGCCCGTGGCTAAATTCGTAGGAGGTGGTGCTGAATTCGAGTTGCAGTGCGTTCATGCTGTGCGCCTTGTTCATTTTGTTTTCCCTTATTTGTCGCCCGCTTTATTGCTGGCATGGGAGTAATATAATCAAACAGTTTGCCTATGTAAACAATTATTTTACATATTTCGCATTTATTTTAATAGCCATCCTTGGCCCCGTTATTACTTGCCGTAGACCGAGTGGCCCCTGATGCTCCACTTCTCGACTATCAGACCATCCTCGTCCTCATCGATGACAACGTGAGCCACCGTCTTGAGCACCTTGGCATGACGCCAGCCGCTGTCTATGCCCTCGCGTGGGGTCGTAACCCACACCCGGTGCGGGTAGTCGGGGTTATCACTCAGGGCGTCGTACTCAAACCATTTCCCGTATTCGCGCTCGGTGAACTGGCCTACCACTGTTCCGATTTGAGCTATTGGTGCAAATGCCATGATCTTGTTCCTTGCCCCCCGTAGGGGGCGGTGGTGGTGGTGGTTACAGGCCGTGTTTTGCCATGTAGTTAGAGGCAGACTTCTCAGCCGCTGCAAGTGACTTGAAGTGACGCGCAAAGCCGTGAATCACATTTTCTTGGCCGTCTCGGTCTATGCGAACGATCAGGGCGTAGACGCTGCCATCTGAAGACTTGCTGAATCGTGGCTGGTGGTTGCTCATTTTGCTTTCCCTTTGGCCCGCTTTATTGCTGGCATGGGAGTAATATAATCAAACTGTTTGCCATTGTACACAATTATTTTACCTTTTTTCATAATTATTGTAAGTGATTGATTTCTATATTAAAATTAACCATCATTTTCCTTGGCCTTCTGGCTCCTTCCCCTGCCGCACATATGCTGTAGGGGTTTTTTTTGCCCTCAATATCGTACTTCCGCCCGACAGCATCGGCAGGGGTACAGAGGTACACCCCTATAGGGGTGTGTACCCCTTTGTACCCCATAAACCGGCTTTTTGCCCCCTTTTGGGGTACAGGTACAAAAAGTCGTTTGTACCCCTCTGTACCCTTTTGTACCACCCCGTATCATGCGCCATTTTTCCTCATCATCATCGCGCTTGCTTGAGCATCATCAATCACTATCCAACCGTGCTCATGCGCCGCTATCACCTCGCTGATAAGCAAGTCAGCCACCGGCCTGCCCGCCTGTGACGGCTTCGCATAAAGCTTGGCACTGGCTTCCTTGACGCCCAGATTATTAACGACGTACTCAACAAAGCCGCTGCGCGAAAGATAAGGCCTCTCCTCTCTTTCCTCCGCGCCAGAGGCCCACCACGCGCTTTCAAAGAGCTTTCTGTGCTTAGACAGCTTGTCCTGCTTCTCCGCCCTCGCGGGCGCTTCAGCGGCCACCACGACCGCGCTGGTCACCTGTTCGCCATCCTCATCCATCCAGCCCGTTATCGGGACTGACTTCAGGTGAACATAGAGCGGAAGCGCCATTTCAGCATCTTTGGATTTCCTCTGAATAATCTCGATCGGGGCGTCCTCCGCTTTCGGCGGCACGACGCTGATCTCAATGT